CAATGGCCCAGTTTGGTCCCCCCACGCTCATTCGGTGGAAGGGGTAGGCATCTGCGGTAGGCAGTCCATCACTGGTCTGACTACCACTTGAGCCCGTGTACTGCACGATCTCGTGGATCTCCCCCACACATGGGGGGATGACATAGCACTCCTGGTCGTTGACGAGGGTGATGTCGAAAGAAAGGAGCACCGGGTTGTCGGCATTCATGGAGCACCGGGACCAGACGTCCACAAGGGAGGGCATGACCACATGCTCCACGAGGAACTGGTCCGTGTACTTCGCATCGAAGTCGGAGTCGTCCAGGTAGCCGCGGATGCGTTCCACGACAGTCTTGATGAAGGAGCGTGTGGGGTCCATGGTTAGCCGTGGGTGATGATACGGCCAGAGGTAATCCTACGTAAGTCCTCCACCATCTGGCCCATCTCTTCTCCGCCCTGGCTTTGGGGTACGTAGGCTTGGGAGTTGATGCTGTGGGCGATTTCGTCGTAGCCCTTCCGCTTGTAGTGCTTGGCTACGTCCGTTCTCTGGGCCAAAGCCTCCTCCCTCTCCCGGGCCTTGGCGTCAGACTTCCTTCGCATCATGCGCCTAATGGAGTCGGCAGCTTCCTGGCACAGAACAATACGACTGTCCAAGAACTCTCGGTTTGGCCGGTTGCCATACTCGTACGCCTCCAGCTCCTGGGCTACCCGGCCACGCATCAGCCAGTCGCACAGCACGATGTTGTCTGTCTCAAGGTGGTGGTACTCAAACAAGGTGGGCCGCTTGTAATGCCGGCGGGCCCACAGGATGAAATCACCATCCGGCATGATGCGGTGCCGGGATGCGTCAATGACCAGACCTTCGTAGTGTGCCTCAGCCACCGGGTCGTAGATCATCTCGATGTCAAGAGGTGCTGTTTCCTGTTCCATCATGGCTTCCCCAGTGTAGCAACCAGTTTTAAAGGGGAAGCTACTCGTGAGCGAACAGGGCGTTGTTTTGCAAGGGTTTCAGAAAGCAATAGGCGAAACAAACTTGGACTACTTAACCTCAAAGCCCGTAAAATGGGGCCCAAAATGCTAGCTGAACCCGTGTCAGAGCCCAACGCCATTCTAGCTGGCGGTGTAATAGCGGCCTTTGAAGAACCTACAAGAGCAAGCAAATCTCCAAGTTCCCAGCTTTGTCCCGGTCTATCAGCCACTTCAAAACCAGAAATAGCCATAGCTGGTTTAGATTTATTTCTTGTCCTTGTAGTGGTTTTTCGACGGTTGTAATTACCCATGTAAACATCAGATCCGGTCATTTGCTTAAATCTAAGTAGTGCCCTGTTTACTTCTTCTGCGTTTTGTTCAAGCAGTGGCCGAAGCACATCAAAAGCAAGTTCAGCATCCGGAGTTAGATGTTTTGCTTGGACACGAGTTTGAAAAACGTTTGCTCCCCTAGCTGGCTCGCGAATATAGTTAGACTCGTGCAAAATAGTGTTGAGCGCAAAATCCAAAGCGTCTTTCTTGTTGGGCCAAGCATAAAAACCCCTTCCTTGTCCTTCACCGCGAGAGATGTGGGGGTTTGCACGAGCCCGGAACGGGTATATTCCACGACGATCCGGATCACCAGTTGTTGGACTGGCGTGAAACAACTCAATAAGTTGTTCCAAGTCGTCAATCATTACCTCTTCTTTGCCATCTTCTTGAAGGTCACCGCCAAGTTGTAGCGCTTCGAGCCGGGCGGGCAGGACGACCCACCGAACTTGGGACCGGTGCAGACGCCCTCGGTGCCACGACGCTTGATGCCGGCCGCCACCTTCTGGATCCACTTCTTAGCCACGGGAGAGTCCTCCAAGAGATCGCAGGGGGTTCTTACGCACAGCAGTCACCTTCTTGCCAAATGCACCTTGCATGCCAACGCGGGACTTCTCCGCCTTCTTTGCAGCAAGCTGGGAGTTGGACATCTCGCCACGGGTGACGGGCGTCTTGCTGCTTACACGTCGGGAGGGGCGGCAATACTCGTTGCTACCCCCCGCACCGCACGCCTTGCCCGTGCGAGTGTCCACCCACTTCTCGGCAGTCCAACGCTTGAGGTTGGCACCCGCTTGGGTCTTGCGGACGTCCCCCCTCGCCTTGCGGCACTTGGCAGTGGCCTGAGCCGCACGGGCTGACCACTTGCCATAGGACGACATCACCTTACGGTAGCACGCGTCCTTTGCCATGTCAGCAGTTCCAGGCTCGCAGGCTCTTGTTGATGCGGGAGTTGGGGTCGTTCGCAGTCTTGGCGCTGGTGAGCTTCTTCTTCATCCCACGCATGCGGGCGCAGAAGGAGTTGCGGCGCTTGCCTCCCTCAGGCTGCGGACGCTTGAGGTTGCCACCCGTGGCCTTGTTGTAGGCACGGCGGCCAAGTTCACTAAGTCCCCCCATGGGGTTCTTGTGCTTGGCTTTGAAATCAAAGCGCTTCTTCGCCATTAGATCACCGTAAGATCAAAACTGGTCTTTAGAAAGTAATGCTAGTAGACGTCGTAGCCGATCTGAACCAATGCTATTTTGGGGCTCTGAGGTAGGAATGTATTTAACCCTTGCGCTACCCCCCTTTGTACGAACACCCCTTTCCCGGTCATGTTTAGTAACTCGAAATTCGTGACTTGCTTTAGGAACAGATCCTGGCGGATCCATTAGATCTGGATTCTCTTTAGCAAACTTTCTAAGGTTTGAATATGAGATCCCAGACAAGGATTTAAGCATTTTATCCACTTGAAGCGGGCCAACAAACTTTCGGTTGCCCTCCTTCACCAGCTTGGCAGCAACCCGACCCAAAAAGTCGGGGTTCTTGTGCTTGGCTTTGAAATCAAAGCGCTTCTTCGCCATGATTAATACGTCTTTCCCATCTTGTCAGATGGCTTTCGAGACCGCGGACGGGACTTCTTCTTCATTTTCTGGCCTACCTTCTTAAGGAAGCCAGACTTGTCTTTGCTCATCATTGACTGCACAAACGGGTTTGGGTTGTTAGGCATGGTTAGTCCAGTTTACGTCGCCATCCGATCTGGTAAAGAGCCCGGGCAATAGAAGCTGCAGTAGAGTCCACAGCGGGTTCGTCCAGTTCTGGACGGGCAGCGTGGATCACCTCATGGATGACAGTTTCCAACAGGTTGCGCTCGCTTAGGGATCGCCGGATTTCAATGAGGGGGTGGGGCCCTGGCTTGTCCTTGTCCCAACAACGACCCCAATCCGTACCCATCTGACGGGGCGGGGTAAGTGCTACCCGCCACATACGGCCGTTGATGCGTACCCGGTGGATCACTCGTCCATTTGAATCAATCGTGCTTCCCACTGTCGGCCTCTCTTTCGGTGTGATGGATCCCGGACGAGGTCGATAATGACGATGGCCGCACCCCACTGGGAGGTGTCCCTGCGGCTCATCCACTTGGGTTGGGACGGTCCGCATGTGCCGGCGTTCATGTACCAGTACGGCAGGGGGATGGAGCGGGTACGGCGGCACTGCGTGGGGGGCACCGGACGGTGGGTGTGGCCGCGGACGAACAGGCGATGTGCGTCCCCCCCGGTGAGGTTGAAGAACTGGAGGGCCTCCAGCTCGTCGGAGGACTGGCCGCAATCAAAGCCGTGGGTAAGGACGACGGGTCCGATCTCAAGGCAGCCCCGCTTGTCCTTGCGGTACGGAGTCCAGTGCCAATGCTTGGCCTCTCCAGCAAACGGCTCCGTCCGCATGAAGTCCGTGACGTCGCGAAGCGCCTTGGGAATCCGGCGCGGGTCTTGCGACTTCAGGTTGTCGTCATGGTTGCCCATGGTGACGTGGAAATCTGTCCTTCTAGGAAGGACAGATCGGAGGGAGGCAAGGAAGGCGGAGGCGTGCCGGTACTCGTCTAGGAGGGTGTGCTCGGCCTCGTCCGGGTGGACGGAGGCGGCACTAGCCTCAAAGACATCGCCGAGGTGCACAAAATGAGAAATCCCATCCAGATTGGATAGGGTCTTCAGCAGCCAGTGGTGAACATCAGGCGGCGTAAACGGGGCGTGAGTACACGAGATTGCTGCTATGCGGGTAGGCATCTCATAGTTAGTGTCTGGTCGCCTCTGGGGGGTGGGCCGAAGCCCACCCCCCTCGAGACGCCAAGGGGCACCGCAGCCCCTACAGGAGCTCTATCAGCTCATCCAAACGCGGTCAGTGCTCACGCCTTCGAGCTTCATGCCCGCAGGCTGATCCGGCACAAGCTGCATGCGCAGCATGCCCGGCATCTGCATGGCCTCGGTCAGACGGGCATTCGCGCCAGACACGTTCAGAATCGGCCACTTCGTCGAAGCGGTGCCGGTCAGAGCCGGGACCACGAAGCTGAAGGGGATGAAGCTGTCGGCCTCGCTGAACTTCTGGACGCCCTTCGGATCGGGCGGCACGTAGCGCTTCCAGTTGTTACCACCCTTCTTCAGGCCGTACACAACGCCGTTCTCGATGTAGGTCGAGGTGTATCCGTTGTAGGTCTTGCCTTCGAAGGTGAACTTGAAGCCATCCTCGCTGCCCTCGTTCTTGAGGGAAGACAGACGACCCGTGCGCTCCAGGGTGTACTGGCCGATCTTCTGGGCCTCGTAGGCCAACCACACGCCATCGCTGGCGATGAGGCAGTCGATCGTCTGGCCGTACTTGTTCTTCGCAGCGTGGAAGCGGCGGACATACTGACGAAGCTTGTGCTCAGTCAGCGCGCCGACGCTCGTCACACGGAAGGACTTGAACTCGGGGTGCACGTTGACGTTGATCGCGTCGTTGGTGACGCGCTCCGCGCCCAGCAGACAGTTGTCTGAGTTGTCGGTTGTACCGTTAGCATCACCGAACTTCAGCCAGCTGTTGATGCCAGCGATGCCAGTGAAGGCAGAGCCACCCTGACCACTGGTGTTGGCCAGAACCACGTGGACCGTACCGCTGGTCTTGGTGGCCATGGCGGTGCCGGTATCGTTGAAGAACCGCAGGGTCACTTCACCCTTCAGCTCGTCCACCGCGCTCACGAACGTCTTCACACGAGTATCGCCGGACGAAACAGCGTTCACACGGTCACTCGTGTTCGTGCTGGGAGCACCCGAGCTGTCGTTGTACAGATCCACGCGCTGACCCACGTAGAAGCGGTCAATCGCATAGTTGTCCGGGATAAACGTTAGGGGGGCCTGGGCGTTGTTGCTTACTGCGGGCACGTTGTAAGTGGCAGCGTCGAACTTGGCCAGGGCATAGCCCGTGTTCTGGCTGACGTACCAGTAGTTGCACAGGGTGTGCGACAGGTTCTGCGCGAAGCCCTTGAGCTTCGGAGCAATCACGTCGCCGATGAACGCCGGAGTCGCCTCCGCCTGCAGCTCGCCCATGGTCATCGCCAGGTTGGTCAGCATAGCGCGCATGCCGATACCCAGGCGATAGCTGTTGATGGCCGGACCCTCAAGGGCATCAGGCCACGTCTGGGTAGCCGACTGGCTGTACAGCTTCGACTGGTTCTGGGCAGCACCCAAAAGGGTCGTCGCATCGCCGTAAAGCACAAAGTCGTTACGCAGAGCAGCGTTCTCGATCACGCCGGTGAGACCGCCGCGATACAGCTTGAGGATGTGCATGTCACGACCGATCGCACTGGCCGGGCCCACGCCCTGCGAGGTCACGACACTGTCGCGCCAAGCGGGATCGAGGGTGGGGAGAATCGTGTCGACGTTCTTGTTGATGACCTCTTCGATCTGCTTACTGTGCCGATCGAACAGGCTGTTCGTAGTAGCTGGCATGTGTCAGTTCCTTTCGGGAAACGGAAGAATTTAAACCTTGTCTCCACCCGCATCAGTACCGGCGGCCAGTCGGGCAAGTGCGTCCTTGTTGTACGCATCAAGTGCCGACTCGATGTCACCAGAGCTGATTCCCGGCTTCCAACGAGGAGCCGAGACGGGCTTCGAACTCAGAATCGACTCTCCCACTGCTGTTTCCGGAGCCCGTCCCAAACGGTTGGGGTCTCCGATTACCGAGCGGTACTTCGCCAGGACTTCTTGTGTCGCCCTGGCTGCCTCTTCAGAAACCCACGCTTCTTCGAAAGTTCCAGCTGCCGTTCGCCGATTTCGCAGGTTCTCCAGCGTCTGCTGGCGGATGTCCCGTTCGAAAGCGGCTCGTGCGGAGTTGGAAGCTTCCTTTCCGTTGATCTCCTCGAGCTTGCCCAACATGGTACGGGCGTCTTGATTCAAATCAAGGCCCATCATGATCTGGGTGTTCATGCGGCTGTTCAGCTGCTCTGCACGCATGCGGTTCAGCTGCTCAGACGTCCTCTGGGCTTCCTGCTGGGCTCGCATGATGGCCTCGGCCACCTGCTCTGCGCTACGGTCGTCGTCGTCCCCCCGCTCATCGGGGGTGTCAGTGTCGTCGGTCATCTCGGCTCCTTGTTGGGTTTGCATCCACTCGTTCACGTACTGATCCACTTCCTCCCCCCGATAGCCCATGTCCACGAGGAGCTGCCGGGCGGCCTGCTCCTTCACGGTGGGGTCCACGTCAGGTCGCATGACCTTGGTGGTGGCGTCACGGAAGGCTGTCAACTTGCTGTAATCCTGCCGCAGGTACTCCAGGTCTTCCTTGGCCCGGACCAGTTCCGACAGGGGCACTTCCTGTCCCCCCACGCGAACCTTCGCGTCAAGGTCAAGGACGGGTTGGGGGGTGGGAGTTTCTGGGGTCTCGGTCTGCGGTGCTTCGGGCGTAGTCTCGTCGTTCATTACATCATTCCTTGCATGGGCATCGGGGGCATGCCACCACCCATCATGGGAGGTTGGGCACCCATCTGGGGCTGCATGCCCATAGCGGCAGCCTCATCTGGGGTTGGAATCTGCTGCGGCAGGGTCTGACCCATAAACTGCAGCATTGCATCCCTGAACTTGCGGAACTCTTCCTTCACCTCGGTACTGGCCACAGAAAGAGTGGGGCTGGTCATGAAGGCACTCAGCACCCGCATCTGCACATCAGGCCGGGTCATGTGTTGGGTAAGGACCACTTGGCCGGGGTCCTGGCCGTTGCCGTAGAGAAGGAGGATGTTCTGGACAATTGACTCGTACGCGCCCTTCTCCTCTTCCATCCACATGGCGAAGTCAATGCCCTCCTTCAGGGCAAAGATCTTCAACCCAATGGGGTCTGTCAGGCCAGCCTTCAGCAAGCCCATGGCCTCTTCCTTGCGGGCCACTTCGCTGCGGGGATTGATCTGCCGGACACTGAACGTCAGGTAACCCACCTGCGGAATGGGGTTCTGGTCAAAGGAAACCTCGGACTTTTCAACGTCAAGGATCGCGCCCGCGAGGTCGAGGGTTACGTAGTTGACGGGCACCGTGCGGGGGAACTGCACAATGTTCGCCACGGCCTGGGCCGTAAGAGATCGGTACATGTTGCCAAAGGCCCGCTGGATTCCGACCGAGGGGTTGGTCATCGCTCGGGTGATCTGCTCATCGAGGAACTGCAGACCGGGAGCACTATCCACTCGGCCCTTCTCCTGCAGGAGGTCCTGCACGGGACTGATTTGTTGCATGACCTCACGCGCAAACTGAGCCACCTTGCCGGGGGCGTCGCCCGCGTTGAAGGGGGTGATGGGGAACGGCTTGAAGTTCTCGTTCAACGGGTCAGGCGTGTAGCTCATGACCCGCAGACCCTTGCCCACTTCCTTGAGGAGGGTCCGCTCGTTCATGGATCCCTGGGGCAGCACGAGTACGCCATAGCGGTCCATGTCTCGAATGTTGTTGAACAGGCTCTTCATCAGGCGCTCGGCCTCGCGGGAGATGCCGAAGAGCAGATCAAAGAGTCCGGCTCCGTAGAACGAGCCCGTGTCAATGAATCGGGCCCACCCGATGGGGCAATACATGGCGGAGTTGTTGTATTCCTCGTCAAAGAGGACCACGTCTCCGCTGCACACTACGTATCGCACGCAGGTGCCTCGGGGGCCCTCAATCCACAGTTCGCGGATGCGTGCCACCTCGGTGTTGAAGTCGCTGCCTTCGGTGGTACCCGTTGTGATGGCGCTGTTGTCGAAGGGGTTTCGAAGGGCCGTGCCTGGCTCATCCATGCCCACGTCGGTGGTGACATCGCCGTGGTCCACCTTCCACCACTCCATCTTGTCCTTCTTGGTCTTGGAGATGTTGCCGAACTTCTCCTCCAACAGATCAATCGGCACCACGCGCTGGCGAATCAGACCGCTTTGCTTGGTGTGGTCTTGGTGCAGTGCAGGGAATGGGAACACCTCGCGTGGGTGCACCACCTCCAAGTCGGCACTCAGGCCAACCGTGGGCACATCGGTAATGTGACCGGTGATGCCGCAGCACCCCAACGTGGTGAAGATGTGGGCGAAGTCGGAGGTCACCTGCGACAGCTGGTGATCGGACACCAGGGAGTCCACGATGATCTGGGCACTGGATCGTTCCCGAATCATGCGCAGGGAGGTGCCCTGTCGGATCACGCGGGGCCGAAGATCCATCGAGGCAATTCGAGCTACGGTCCGGTCAATCGCGGACAGCAGGTCCTGCGACTGGAACTCCATGTTGCCTTCCCGATCAAGATAGTGGGGGGTCAACCGACCAGTGAGGGGGTCAAAGACGTCAAAGCGCCTGGCCCCATTGAGGTAGTGCCAAGCCAGCAACCAGATGGAGCGTCGGTAGTTGTACCGGGTCCGCTCACGCTCGGTGTGCATGCGGAGGAACTTGGCAATGTCCTCCTTCTTCTTAGGCAGGCTTAGTGGGGCTCTTGGCACCGTTCTTCCTCTGGGCTAGACCTTGGGGCTTCCATGTGCTGGGGATGTCATCGTCCGTCAGATCGAATGTGCCCGTGAACTGCGGGGCCGGATCCTCAGCCGCGATGGGACGCGTGACTGGAAAGTCTCCGTGAACACGGCCGTAGTAGACACGCGCCATGGCCTCGTACAGGAAGTACGGGATAGTGACGTATGAGGTGTCAGGCTCGGGTTTCGACATTGGGGTCTGGTTCTTCGGGTTTCAGGATTTCGAGCACATCTTCGGTGGGAATCCGGTTCCAGTCAACAAGGGCCAGGGTGGGAACTCCATGGGTCTGGAGCTCACCCGCCTTCAGGCGTTCCATGGGGGAGAGTCCCCCCACAGGTTCAGCGTATCGCTTGGGGAGCCGGAACTTGAGGATCAGGGAGGACATGGCCACCGTGTCGAGGTGGTCGTCGTGGGCAAGGCCGCCGTCCCGGGCTTC